GCTATCCTCGCTTGCATCTGCAATATCAGCGTTTTCACTCTCGCTGTTATCGCTATCAGATGCAATGTCAACTACAGTAAGTCCAGCCTTAATACAAGCTTCCTTAATCTCAGCTAGACTAGCCTTAACCTCAAATGCGTTCACGGTCTTTACAGGTTCGACGCTCGCAAGCTGAACAGCCTTGCTATTCGGTGCGGTCGTATGCTCAACCACGTAACGCTTGAGGTACAGTTCGTTCTTAGAATCCGACTCAAACTCATATTGCTTTAACTCAAACGCTGATGGGTCAAAATAGGTAGCGGTGACCTTATAAGATGTACCCTGAGACTTGAATTTCATGATGCACGCTCCATTCTATGTGTTGGGCAATGGCCTATCCATTACCTTATTATCTAATACTAGATGATATCGCCTATTTTGTCAACGTACGTGATATCAAAGTATATCGAACAGCTGTTAACGTCTATTACACCGTAACTGTAGTTATCCAGATGATTACAGACATAATCGAATGTCTGTTGCGTAACCATACGGACAAACACAATCTTTGATTTACTACCATTGCAATAAACGATACGCTTTGATTTGTATTGTGGTTTCTGTTTAGCTAGATACATGATGTAATACTGAAACGTAACCACAATAAACGACATTGCATAGATACGCTCAGGATGTTCTATCAACCACAAATGCAACGTTGTTAGTATTTCGTTCATATGCATCACCTACCAGTTAAACAAGTCACGTATTTTATCATCACTACAGAAGCTAACATGAACGTTCTTAGCGTAGCTTATAGTGCTGATATCAGGTGTTCCGCTCATAGGTTGTTGCGATAGCTTCTTTATGCTCATGTATGAGATAAAGCTAGTATGCTCATTCAACCAACGTGAAAACTGATGTATGGTGCTATTGCTATGATTAAAGTATTCAGCATTGACGGTGTAATACCAAACATTCCATTTGGAATCGTACCAAACCCTACAGATAGGCGTGTCATACGACACGAACGACCACGCTTTAAAAATACGTGTATCGTCGTTTGTATCGCGCAAGATATCAAACGATTCTTGCGCGCACATAGAATGGAAACGCCTGTAGTTAGGTCGTACATCAACCTTTGCGTATGTGGTGTAATACCCACAATCGACGCGATACTTGTAACTTGCCATTTTCAATACCTCATTTCTACTATTTACCTAGTATCCTCATTTGAGCGCATGGCATTAACAGTAGTTAGAACAGTTTGTAAATATCCCGTACCACGCTATACGTATTGCCAACTTGCGTTTGTGCCAACGATGGGTTTGTGTCCTTATACATGATGTAAAAGTCTATATCTGCTACAACTATTGAATAGACCTGGTATTGTGTCTCTGCGATTCTAAATTGCGTCATATCCTTATCAACCCAAAATTCCATATCGTTAAACGTAAGCGATATTGCATAGTCGATATCTTCGTACAAACCATCAAGCGTCACGTTGCAATCGAACATATCAAGCACGTTTTTCAATGCGATGTTATACCCGAACATCTCAAGCGACGTTTTCATAGTTACCTCATTTCGTTTCGTGTGGCTGTTGCCATACGCTCAAATGAGGATACTAGGTTATTACAGGCGTTTCGCTATATTCGGTTTTAAAGGTACTCTGTCTTTCGATAACTTAATATTACTACCATCCGACACGGCAACTGCTGAGAAATTGTGTCTCCACAATCGAAACACAAAACCTAAAAATCGCACAACAGTTCTAAACCTGTACCCGTGTCCACAACCAAAGTACGATGCATAACTATGCACCATATTTGTATAAACCGACACGAAAATGCATCAAAACAAGTATCTAAACTTATATCGGCGTTTGCGCTGGTAGATGGCTTGTTGTGAGGCACCTACAGGACACTATCCATAAAGTGCCCTAACAAGTGCCCATGTGGCGTGTCGAACGACCGCAAATGGGCTCAGAAACGTTCATGGGTACATGCGTTCGACACAATATGATGCATGTTAGTATGTTCGAATACGTCTCATGACGTGTCGATACAAGTAGGCATGGTCACTTGTACACGCTTGTTCAATACATGTTGATACAAGTACCGCCGGCGCTGTTTTCAGGTTTCTGTTAATACAAGCTAATACAGGCACTCGTACTAACTTGTATTTTCAGGTTTCTGTTTTCAGGTTTCTGTTTTCAGGTTTCTGTTTTCAGGTTTCTGTTTTCAGGTTTCTGTTTTCAGGTTTCTGTTTTCAGGTTTCTGTTAATACAACCTAGTACAACCAAAAGACATGTTTTCAGCTACCAAAAGACATGTTTTCATGTACCAAAAGACATGTCTTTTACCCCTTTTAAACGCGCGTGCGCGTGCGTGCGTGCGCTTGCGCAGGAATCCTAATTTTTTGAAAAGGGCGGCGCCGCATCGATAGGCAATGCGGCGCCGCTAAAGGGGTGGGTTATGTTTTGGGCTTTTTCGAAAAAAGCCCCCCTCATTACGTATCAGTCAATCGTTTCCGAATGTCGTTCGCGTATATCGTCATAGATATCGTGACCGAAATCATCGTCAGCCACGCAGCAGATGCAATAGCCGATGATGGCGGCAACCAAAAGACCTGATACGATTAGGTTCACGACGAAGTTCTTTGCGTTCACTTCTTCAGCATCTCCTTAATGTCTTTGATTTCCTGCCGCATTTCCATCACGTTGTCGAACATCCAGTTGACCATGTTGTAAAGGTTCCTGTTGTGCTCTACGTTGTAGTCGCTGTACACGTATTCGTTCGTGGCACGTGCGATTGCCCTTACGTCATCATCTGTAACCACTTCTGGAACCTCCTTGTAGTTAGGACGAATACCGAACAATATCACGTCCCAATGACGTTGCATTTCGTGGACGCGCAAATCGCTTCCGCAGTTTCCCTCTATCGTGACGCAGCCCCAGTCATGTACGGAAATCACGAAACCAGTGTGGTCACCGCTTTCGTAATTGTCCTCTCCCCAGTCGAAAGAAAGCACGTCAAGAGGACGCAAGTCCTGTCCGTAAATCCTCTCGCTCTCTGGTATACACGTCTTGTCGAACGTTGTGGGGGAGGGGAACCACGTCGAAGTGGCTCCCCAATAAGCGAGCATGTACGAAACGAATTCGGCGCACCAAGGGGTTTGGTATCCGTTGACGAAATAGCCTTGGTCTGGCCTTATGTTGTCCGTGTACCAATTCCAGTAACGCGCACCGTCGTTGCCGATTTGGTCGTAGAGGTCAGCTAACATCAGTAGACTACAGTCCAATCAATAATTCGATTTTCTCCATCAACACCAAATGTTTCACCAACTGGAAAAACGTTTATTCTGAAACCAGTCGTTGATTTGGAGCTAATACTCATAAAGAATTTATAACCACGTGCTGCGCCTGAAATTGCAGTCATTACATTATATGAAGCATTTGGCAATGTATTTGGCAATGCAACGTCAACATTTGTACCAACATCAGTTGACAGATAGGATACAGTCGTGCGTCCAGTTACACTTCCATGCTCAGAAATGTTTACATTATTGTTATCATATACATTGATATATTCGTAATTATCATTATATGTATTTATGTTATTAAGTTTAGAGTTACTAATAATACCTTTGACGGTACCATTATAAATAATTGGTTGTACCGATAGCGCAGTTACATCTACATTATCAAATTTTATCTTACCTTCAATGGTTGCTTGATCAAAGCGTGCCAATGATGTATTTTGTCCACTTGGATAGTTGGTAACTGTGCCATTGTAATTGATATTTGCAAACGTGCTATCAATAGACATTTGCCTATTGGATACATCATTATCAACTAAGTAAAGACACATAAGACTGTTTGAATTTATCTCAATATCGTGGCAATTCAAACGCTGTTTAAGTCCATATATACTAGCTCCAATAACAGATTGACTTGCAACGGAATGAATCAAAAAGTGCTTGCCATTAGCGATAGATACCGAATCCAGAATGTTTACTACTGAATTACCAAAGGTAATGTCACCATAGCATCTAATCAAATTGAAATTATCAACGCTCAAAGGTTGAAGATTGAAGTTAAATACACAATTTTCAATAGCTGTGTGTTTATTATAACCTTCTCTATCTTGTGTAAGAATAAAGTAATTATTATTGAAGCCAGTTGGATTCTGCGTAATATCATCGAAGATGCAATTGTTAAACATTGCACCAAAAGCTGTAATCATACCACGTGCGTAACCAGTGAACAGACAGTTGCTAATTTGAGAGTAATAACCATCACGACATTGCAAGTATAGGACATGGTCAACATGAGAATTTTCCAAATGACAATTCTCAATAATGATATTGTAAGGCTTACCGACAATGCAATCTCGTGTTGTGTTATGAATATAGCAATTTTTAATATGCATATATTGCGGTATGGTTGCGTTTGAATTTGGTACTGTATCTAACGCAATACCGTGGAACCAATTGTTATCCTCGTAATCCGTACCGCTCCAAGAACTAGGATTGTTTCGTTTACTTGGGTCAGATGGCCAGCTTAGATTTTGTTCACATTTGCCGTCATATTCGATACCATCGATGATACAAAAATGGTTATCGTTAAGATTGTCATAGAACCAAAAACCAGCACAATATTCAGGTGCTTCATTATTATAACCAACTATATAACCGCTGATATCACTTGCGTTAAGCGTAAATTTTGGCCTACCGATGCCCCTGAAAGTAGTGTTTCGACCAATATAAATTGGCTTTGAATTAAGATAGGTACCGCTAGGACAAGTTACTACACCGCCGTTTTTCATGATTTCAAAAGCACGTTGAGTTGCGTCGGTATCATCTGCAACACCGTCACCAACTGCACCAAGTTGCTTTATTGAAACTGAGCCATCAATTACGAGTCGTGCGGAATAACCTTTTTCTGTAGGTATGATATCCATATCATTTGCAGCATCATTTGTAATTACATACAAACCGCCACCGTTATCATTTTCATTGTAAAAACCAAGTGTTTTACAATAATCACCAAGGTTAAAATTACCTTGCTTCATTGCAGCAACATTTTCATAAATTATAGCAGTTTGTGAAACGCGGTCAAGAATTGCCTGTACCTCTTGACGATACTGCTCAATCTGAGCGTTGTAGTTTCCAGTCTCGGCCCAGAAATCCGTATTGTCAATGTCAACACCAATTGGCACGAATTGCCTAGACGTGAATGAATTTCCCTGATAGAGAACGATTGTAAGCGGCTCATATGGTGCGGTGTTGTCCCAGACGATTGATTCCTCGCCCTTGCGGCCGAAGATAGGCACGTACCGCGCACCGATATATTGTCGCGTTCCCACTACCTTAAAGAACTCCTCAAGAATCTGCGAAATCTCGTTTGGTGTGAACGAATTAGCCATTGTCTACCTCCTAGTAGTTAAGGACGAGTCGCCCATAATCGTCGCTGTTGTAATCCATAATAGTGTCGAAATAGGTGGTCAACTGCCACACCACATTAGCGCAGAAATAACCATCGTCAGTAAGTCCGAAATATACGCCGTGGTTCAGGAACGTCTTCATGAGGTCAACGAAATGTTCCTCAATCCATGCCTTAATTTGTTCCTCGTAGAATTCGTCGAATTCTCCAGCTATGAACTGCGCGAACTGTTCTTGCAAATCTGCGATTGCGTCAGAGTTTCCGTTGATTGCTTCCGCGAGCTTGTCGGAATAAGCGACCATCTTGCAGAACTGCTTGCAAAGTTCCTTAAATCGTTGTTCCCATGTTGGAACATCCGTGTAGAACTTCGGCAGGGCGGGCGTGAACTGCGTGAACGCGGAGAAAGGCGGAATTCCTATATAGGTCGTATCGTTAGGACAACAAAGACCCATTATTGCACCTCCCCATATTTCTTCAAAAGGATATCCAACGTGGTTTCGATTTTCTGAAGCGTCTTTGTAAGCTCGGTTATAATCTTATTGTACAGGTAGAACATGCCGCAGCATGCGACGATTGGGAATCCGACGCTGCCGATTGCCTGTACAATCTGGTTGTAGTCCATTCGGTACCTCCTTCCTAGAATGCGTTCAGGTTCATCGTTAGGATGCAACTGAACAACGGTTCCAAATCCTTTACAATCATCAGGTCGATATCATCGTAGTTCCTCAGCCGCTCAGCTATGTCCATGATATCTTCCTGTTTGATTCGCTCGAATTCCATGTCGGTTCCGCTGCTTGCGTAGTCCGAATTCGAACCCTGCAACTGCGTCTGCGGAAAGTCGGAATATACGTTGCGAGACTTGTAGTATTCGGAAGATGCGCCTATCAAGTTGGGGGAATCGTCGATAAGTCCGTAGAGGTACACGTACTTCGGCATTATCTCGCGCATGGTGCGCAGGAATTCGTCCTTCCACATCATCACTGGGGTCAGCGCAATGTCACGGTACTTGTAGTGCTCGTAAATCTTGCTTTTAAGCTGCGCGTCCTGCGCGTCCGAATACTTCGGCCAAGTCCACGTGCCATCGTCCCAATCGATGTAACCGTCCTGCATCAACTCGCCAAGCGTGATTGAAGTTACGGAATTGTACGGAAAGTATTCGTCAAGTTCAGCAGGCTCGAAATCCTCAATCATGATTCACCTACCTCGTACATTGCTTGTACGTCGTGCAGAAGATTCCAGTTCTTGGAAAGGTTGTCCTGTGCCCAGACCACGCGAATAGGTTCGGCAAGCATTTGACCGAAACGTTCGTTCAGCTTGTCTGCCGCCTTTCGCCTTTCGTTGAGCGAATTGAGCGATACGAGGGTCGCGGGACGTTCCTGCGCCATGATTTCGTCCTCCGTCTGCCGTTCCGCTTTGAACGGCAGGTTTGGCGAACCAAGCATCATGAAAACTTGGTTCCAGACGAAAAGCTCGTCCTCAGCGATTTCGTGCTCCATGTAGGTTACGCCAGTCGAAAGAATGTCATAGTCGATTTCGCTTATTCCGTCCGTCGTGAGGATGGCAGGTTCGCCGTCGGCAACGTTTCGGAAAAGGTTTACCATGTCCTGCCGCTTGCGCTGGTCGCCCTTCATGATGAACGGCATTTGCTGGTGGAAACGGTTCGTGCGCTTGACCAACCTAATCTGCGCCAACTCTCGTGCGTAGAGGTCGATTCCGTTCATGAGCGGATATCGCGTAGCGTTGTCGTAGACCAGCACGCCGTTGGTGTTGTCGCACGTGAAGCGCGTTCCGTTCTGTCCCATCGCTATCCATTGGGACGGAACGTCGTACATGTTAGGGCGTCCGTTTCCGCACACTTGCAGGGACATGAACGTTCCTTCCATCTTTTTCGGGAAAGCTATCGTAGCCATTCCGCTCAAAAGGAGTTGCAACTCTAGGTAACGTTCGTCACACGTCTTTGGAAGCCCTACCCAGCGATAGCGCGACATTGCCATTTGGACGATAAGATTTCGATAGTAGGAATAAAGGCGTTCGTTCAGGTCGATGCTCTGCACATAGTTCCTCGGCAAGCATCCGTTACGATTTGGACGTCGATTTTTGTTTCGGTTAACACCGCCACGTTTACTCATTATTCGCCGTCCCTTCCGATTGCTTCCTCAACAAGGATTGTAGCATATCGTTAGAACCCTGCGCAAGCTGGGCATATGCGCTCTGCATCGCCTGTTGTGTTTCCTTCATTGCGGAAATGGTTTGCTTGAATTCCTCGTCATGCAACGCCTTGTTGATTTTGAAGTCGATTACCAGCTCGATTTCCTCGTCACTCATGCCCTGATAGGTTCCTAAGGTTAGAAGCACGTTCACGTCACGAACCAACGGCTTGATTTCTTCAGTTGTCATATATGTTCACCTTCCCAATCTCGTCTGGGTCACTCCAAATCGTGACTCCGTTCAGGAACATGTCCTCAATCATTCGATTTACGTAGTTATTAGAGCTGTACTGGTATTCCGTCCAAATGTCAGACGCCTTCCAGTACGTGAAGTGACGCATGAGCACAAGCCCAGATTCCTCTACGTCCCAAACTTGGTTCAATGCGTACCCATATCGCGCGAACGTGTCACCAGCCTGTCGGATGGCACTAACGCTCTGCGTTCGCACCTTAACCTGTATGCCGCGCGTCTCGTAATAGTCTGGGCCAGAGTCGCCAGAGTAAGAACCATACGCAACTGGCCTTATGTTCCTCGCATCGTCATAGCGAGCGCGGGCCTTGTTCTGCGCGTTCTCCAGAATCTCCTTCGCATTCAGCTCCGCGACAAGCCTAGTATAGTCGCTGTTGTTGTTGCTCGTGCCGCGCGTCCTAGCCGCGTTAGCGTTGGTAGTGTTGGCAGTCTCGTCAGTGTTGTCGCGCTCGCAGTTCGTGGTGTTCCTGATTTGGCCGCCTGTGATTGCGCTTCCGTCCGTCGTTCCGCCGATGCACTGGTTGTTGTTATGTGTTTGGGTTTTGTTGTTTTCGTTTATCGCCGTCTGCGTTGAGCCAGATTCGGTCAATCCAGAAAGGTACATTACGTCGTTTTTGTTTGCAGTTGCCTGTGCAACTGTTGAGCTGCATTGCGTTACCGTCGTAGCGTTGACGTGGTTAGCGGCAGCGGTAACGCCACTGGTCGCGGCACCAAGTAGCGCACCAGCGCCTATGATTGCGAGCGCCGCACCGCCAGTTGAAAGACCTGCGAAACCAGTCGCGGCCAATGCGGCGGCACCGCCACCAGACGCGATACCGATTCCTGTTGCCGTACCACCTAAACCACCAGCTACAACGCTTCCGATGGCGCTGTTGTCGGTGGTCGCGACGCTAGTCTCGTTCTGCGCCGTGGTCGTTGCCGCGATGCATGCGTTCGTCTGCTCGTTAGACGTGTTTGCAAGATTGCTCGTATAACCCCATATCAGCGTGTTCGCTTTGTTTGAGCTGTTCATGTTTGCATTTGCAGTTGCCATAGACAGCTGCGCGTTCATTTCCTGCGTGTTCCGCGTCCTGTTCATGTTGTTGACAAGCGTTACCATTTCGGCATTTACGTTGCTCTCTGCCGTGTTAGCCAAATCGACCGCGTTCGCCCTAGCGTTGTTGGCACCGCGCATCGAATTGTGATACCCGACAAGCGCATCGCGACGCTCGTTCTGCAAGCCGTTGTAACTCGTGAGATTATAGTTCGTCTTTCCGTCCATGTATATCGCATACGTCGGAATTGGCCAGTCAAAGCAATGCTCAAACCAGTCATCTTTTCCCATCGTCTTTGAAGCGGAAATTCCGTCAATCCTTCGCCACGTATACGACTCGGAACCCTCTCCGTTTATGCCGTCAAAGAAAACTCGCAAGTTCAAGAACGGATACGCTAGGCTCATTTCTGCCGTGTAAGACAGCTGCCCAGTGTTCTCAATCTTTACCTCAATCTTCTTTCCGTCGTTATCGGTAAGTTCCATCACCGAATAGGGGAACGTGTACAGCTTCGCGAAGTTTTGGTATTCGGACGGAAAATTGAAAAGCGATTTGGTAAGCGTCATGTTATGCGTTTGACTAGCACCAACGACTTCATAGACGGGTACGTTAACGATTGTGTGCTGCGTTCCAAGGGTAATCATTTCGGAGGGAACGACCAAGGTCGTTACAATCGAATTGATGAAGTTGGGATGCGACCTCATGAGCGCACTTAGAAAGTTTCCGACGAAACAATATTGCGCAAGAACTGCATAGGCGTATACGTTAGACGGCAGACGGTCATTAGCGCCGTTCTTCGCAGGAGTGTACAACGAACGATAGTCGCCTTGGTCACCGAATTCGTAATTATACACCAGCAGTTGCTCGCCGTAACGCGCGACGGAATCGCCGATGTAATAATCGGCATACGTCGGTGCCGTCCATGCGTTAGATTGGTCGTACTGAACAGCTCCCATAACGTCGATTTCCGATGGCGCCGTTGTCGTGATGAAAACGAGATACTTCGTGGAATCGCTAAAGCACATGAAATGGGAGTGCGTTACCTTTGTGTCAGAACCAAAGTTGACGTCTGGTGACAAGAGGTACCTGTTGTTCTCCAAAGGGTTACTCAGATATTCGTCAACGTCGGAATACGCGACTGGGGCATGCCCTCGCTCCAACATCATGTACTTGATTGCAACGTCATTGCTGTAGTTAGTCCAAATGTCAAGAGATACGCGCACTTCCGTGGTGTTCGGAGCGCGATACGCGATTTCGTCTATGAAGAAGTACCAACGACGGATTCCACCAATGTTCTCGTAATCAATCATATGGTCAGAATCCGTAGCGATTGGCATGTCGATGAAAAGGTAATTGAAACGCGCCATAACGTCATAAGGAATAGGCAGCTTCACGAACCCTTCTGGTACGATTCTAGCAGCCTGTTCAAGTTCGACAACGAATTCTTCCTCGATGCTGTCAAACCAGCCATCACGAACGTCGTTGCTTTCGAACGCAACGACGTCCCTGTAATCGCTATTCCAGTTCACGTTGCAAAGCGTTACCCTAGTCTTTTCGCTCCATCGCGTGTAATCGAAGTTGTTGACGAAAGAGTACACATCGACGTTGTCAAGATAGGGATATCGCGTGTCACGCCTAAGATGTGGAAACTCCACGTTTTCACCTCCTAAAGAAAAGGCCCAACGCCCATTGACAGACGTTGGGCCATTACCAGCCTATCTAAAGGCTAGTCTCACTCGGTGACGGTTGCGGTCACGGAAGTCGTAAGTTCCGTGGTCGCACCAGACGGGTTGACATAGGTGGAGAACAGGTTGACGGTGATAACGTCACCAACTTCCAAATCCTCGGCTACGTGGAGAGTACCAAGTCGGTCAACGTAGGTTCGCGGAGAATTGACCGCATCATCGCCACGGACGATGCTGACCTCGTAACGCGCCGCTTCTGGTGCGAGTTGGATTGCGTCACCAGAATACGTACTACTGCCCTCGGTAAGCGTGCCAGTCAGAGCCACGGTAATGTCCACGTCCTCACCAGCCTTCGGCGCGTTGTTGGAAATCGCTGCTGTGATTGCGGTAAGGCTCTGCGTAATCGTTGGAACGGAAGTACCAGCTGCGGTTGTGAATAGAATCGCGGGAACGAAAGGCGAAATGGAGTAGATTCCCCAATGGTGCAGGAAATAGTTCACACCAAGCGTCTTGGGATTGTAGATGGAAGTGTTCGTGTACTCGGTATCACGGCACATGAAGTAATCGTCCGTCGTGAGAAGCGCCTGAGCTCCAGCAATCGGGAACTCGTCAAGAACGATGATTCGCTGCTGAACCTCGGCCTTCTCCATGTTGAACAGGACGGCGAGCGCATCGACGTCGATTGAAGCCTCGACCTCGGGCGTGATGAAAAGCACCAGCTCGCTGGGCTTAGCGAACACGGGTACGTCCTTCAACTGACCAGAGTTGTAAATCGTGGTCGGGAAAGTCAGCTTGCGACGATAGACTCGGAACAACTTCAAAAGAGCCTTTGCCGTCGCTTCGTTCGTTGGTGCCGAAACCTGAACCTTAAAGTGTCCCCACTTGTTCTCGTAGATGCCGATAAGGTTCTTCATGATTTGGTACTCGTCATACTCGTCAGAGTTCATCGGAACGTCAAGAATCTTAGCGACAAGCTGGTTGAGTCCGTATTCCTCGGCAAAAGCCGTGCGCAGCTCGTCACGGTTGATGGTAATGTCGTAACGGTCTTGACGGTTCTGGGAATGGTACCACGTGGCAACGTCTGGACGTGCCATCTTGAAGACGTCTTCCGCATCGTCGATGTAGGAATGCGCGCGAATCCACTTCGGAATGATTTCCTGAACCGTGCCGCCGTACATTAGACGCGACTTCTTGAAGATGCCAAGTGGATTGTTCCAACGGTCACCGTGGATGTACGTGTCACCGATTCGCACGATAAGAGTGTCGATGAACTGGTTGTAATAGTTGCGATTCATCGGGTCAAGCAGCGCGTCGATGGTGGAGTCGATTCCGTGCTGCGTCGGGTCTGGGATTCGCTGCTGGAAATCGTTGGTGCCAGCAAGCCATGCCTTTGCAAGAATAGTCGCGTTAGTCTCAGCCATTTGAATTACCTTCTTTCGAACTAGATGGAAAGGTCAAGCTCTGCGATGGTTCGCGTGTCCACGTAATCGCCATCGTCCTCTTGCGGGGAATCGTCACGGATTATCGCGCCGTTATCAATCACAACTGATTGTGCGTCCTTAACGGACTGGATGGACGATTCGATTGCGTCCATTCGCGCGTCCATGCGCTCCATAAGCTTTCGCAACTGAGCGTAATCAGAATCCGTATCCGATTTCACCTCGTTTTCCGTTTCCTCAACATCACGAGTATCTGCGTCGGTATCCTCGACGATTTGCTCCTCGTCATTCTTAGAAACGTTTTCCTCGTCTTTCGGCATTCCTTACCTCCTTCGAAATTGTGTCTCTATATAGCAGAGCGGCCGCAGGTTGCTTTACAACCCACGGCCTAATTGTACCACAGACGGACAACATCTTGCACCTGTTAAAATGCGCTTTTCCTACGCACGCGCAGAGCGCCGAAACCAATCGGGGGAGTCCGCTCCCGCGCTACTCACGTCGGCAAGAGTGCCACCTGCTAAGACGATTATATTATATATCAATTAAAAAGTCAAATGTATTTACATACGCACCATCGATGTACACTAAGAAACCTCCTAAATAATTACGTTCGCAACGCCACGCAGTTTGTCGGTTCCCTTGTCGTAGTAGTTGAAGATAAAACAATGGTTGTCTGTAATCTCGTCATACATGTAATTTGTCATTACGATATCGAAATCCCTGTCCTCCCATTCACTATAATCATTCAACAAGCGTGCATGTATCTTATGAATCGCTAATAACATTACAGTTCTGAAATCATCGCATGCTTCATCATCGTATCTAATCGCGTTAATCTTTCTGTTAACGGATACTTCTGCCATTTAAGTTACCTCACAATCTCTTTTACCATATTAACCATCAACGTATCTATTGTACCATCTTTAAAATAAACAAGAAACGTACCATCTGCAACAATATATGATTTTAAAAACAAAGGGTCTTCTACTATTTCGCTTTTCATATCAAGCAATATATAAGTTTTTACTTTAAAACAACCAATTTCATCATCAAACTTTAACCACGCTTTTCTATACAGCTCCCTTACACAATCGCATGACAAATCAAAACAATCCTCCTTTTTGTACAAATCAGCGAATTCCGAAACATCTGAGCACATCTTGGAACCTCCTTTTGACGTCGATACTTTCGTACCGCAACAAACCCATATAGTAGAACTCCCCGAACGTCTGAAAAAGTTTGCTAGTCCGCTTTGCCGCTATATAGTTTACCCTCGCGTCCTCGTTAGAGAAGTAATATATTGCGCTTGCGTTGTTCGGAATAGATTCCGTCACGTAGTAGAAACCACGGATATAGTCAGCCCATACGCCGAAATGCGCTCCGTTGAAGTGTATTCCGAACGAGAACTTTGCGTGCTTTGGCTTCTGCTCAACGAAATCGGACGAAAGGCCAACAAACTCGTTCTTAGCGGATACCTTGCCAGCTTCCGAACCTGCTAGCATCCTACCTGCAACGGTTCCAGTCAACTTCTCGTTAGCGTATTCGTCTGCGTCTACGTAATGCAGCAGAAACGTCTTGTGAAAATACCAACGATAGCCAAACTTCAAGTCAGAAGTAACCCCATAATGTCCAAAATAAGGATTGCCAAAATCGCAAGCATTCCCAAGTAGATACACGCGCGGACGAATTCCCTTTGTGTCCGCGCGTTCTCTTGAGACGGTATCAACGATATCAGCAAGCGTGGCAAATTCATTAGGTAGATAATTGTGATAACGGTCAGAACGCTCAATGATAGCTTCATCAAGAACAATCCTCCTGACGTTGTTAAAAGTTCTTTTCTTCATCCTTTGCGCATCCGTCATTGCCATGAAATACCCAATGACATGCCACGTCAGCTTTTTCTTGCCTTTTTCATCATCCTTTGGCTTCTCTGCGATGTAGGCATATCGTGTATCCGTCTTGAAATGATAGTTTTCGTTTTCTGGCAAGTTTTCCAATCGACCGAAATAGCCATCCGAAACACCTCCCAATTCGTTCTTGAACCTAACTACTTCTACGAAACGTGAACCGTCTTTCTTCCAGTCCTTTATGAATTGCTTTCTAAGACCAAACGTCTTTCCCAAACCACGTGCGCCAACAACCATGGTAACATCTGCATCATATGAAAGTGTCTTTTCCCAATCGTAATACTTAGACATTGTCAATCACAGTTCCGTTCAAAGCTTTTTCAGAAATCTCTCCATGCAACCGTTTACGACAATGAATGCACATCCTGACTGGCTCGCTTGTAGCCCTATCCCTGTCTGCGCATACGAACCTCATTTTGAAGTTATCGTAATAAAGATTCTCGCACGTGAAATATGCGAACGAAAAGCGCTTTGTGTCGAACTCAACGTCATGTGTCATATCGATACCTCCATGATGGTGCTAACATCGTCCTCAACGTAAGCCTTTCGCCTTTTTGCATCGTAGCCAAGATATCTAGCATACGTTATCGGCTTGCGTCCATACCTATTTCTAAGGAAATTGATACACTCTATATTGGTGACCTTCAAAGTCTCTCCTAACCACCTCCCAGAATTGTAAAGGGCATTGCTCTCATGTGCCGTTACGTGGTACTTGTTGCCTAGATAATCCGTAACGTCGCCATCGAATATGTCAGAAACGTCTGGCCTATACTTCTCCAAAGAATGCGCGACTGAATGGTATACGTACACATTGAAACCGATGCAAGTTTTCAACGTCTCTTCAACACCATATTTTCCAGCCATCGCCGTTATCAAATCCTCGATGTTGAATGCATCTTCTGGTCTTGAAAGTCCTGCGCAAGTTACGTGCGCCCTGCTGTCGAACGAAACCCTGCACTTGTTCCAGCACTCTATGTGCCAATCGTAATGATGCCCTTTGTTCTCTACCTCGAACGAACCGATTCCAGTCAAAGGAGAGGAATATTCTGGAAACGTCTTTCTGAGTCTTGACATTGTTTCGTCTATGGCTTGCTTTGACGCGACTGCAATTGGTTTCAAAGCTTCCTCGATTTCCTTGTCCGTGACGTCTAAATCACACGACATTTTCATCGAATCCGTATCTCCACCTAGAATCCTGACCCTATCGCCGAACGCTTCATTAATCAATTCCATAGCTATGACCATGTGCATTCTCGAACCGCCTACGATTCGCATTCCATATGTATACAAGACCCTGTTCGTGCGCTTGCTTTTTTCGTCGAAGTTATCTGGCGTTATCAACGTATCCTTGTCCACTACCAAATCGCCCTTATCGCATTTATAAGTCGGTTTGTAAATGTCTTGCGCCATCGTGCCATAGATTCCGTTGAACATTCCTTTTACGGTTCCAGTGTACCAAGATTTGAAGAATTCTGCTGAACATGTTCCGTTCTTCAACGCTTCCGCTATTCCGTCTGGTATTCCGACTACGTTATATGGATACGGTTGCCCCTCGACGTAGTGCTCCGAAATGAACTTTGCTTTGTCCTTTTGCGAATAGAGAACGTTTGATTGAGCAGTAACGAAATCAGGCGGCAAACGAAAAGACCAAGTACCCTCACCGCCTATAACCTCATATCTATCCCATTCATAGACACGCGACATTGACCACAGTTCAAGCTCAGTCAAATGCACTACGATTGATGATGCTTCATAAAGCTTGCCAAACGCAAAAACCGCATCGTCACTATGTTGGTCATGCCATCCATGAGAACGCAACTCTTCCTCGCTCAAGACGTAGTTTTCTCCGTCCTCGTAATCCCCAAATATCGTAGCACGTGATAGAAATTTCGACTCGGCGAGCAAAGCGATGCCTGCACTATCAAAGACGCTTTCTCTTCTAAGTCTGATGTTGTAAAATCTGAACCTCGCATGGAACGCACAATCAAAAGGTTTATTATATCTTTCAAGCACCATTGCTCTGGTCGTGTCAAGAACACGCTCCGACATGACGCGCAGTTTCGCAGGATGCAGGACGTCGAAATTCTCTGGGATTCTTCTCCCGTTGATGAACGTGTGATGCATCGAAGTAACGTCAACTGATACGACGTTTTGCACGACCTGCATAGACGTTCTTGCCGCCGTAAAAGTATAACCACCTCTGAAACACGCTTTCCTAATTCCGTACTGTCCATAAGTCTGTGGTTGCTCCTTTCTGCATAGCTCCAGCATGGACTTTTCCAAGGTGATTTTCTTACCGTTCTGCAACTTAATCATCGAACGCCCAATCGTGCGTCGTGCCATCTGTCTTACAATGCTGGTCTTTGTAAGAACTCTGTTGCCCAAATCTTCCTGCTTTAGGAACTCGTTTGACTTTAACAAATATTGAAGATAATGCGGTATGACCTGCGTATCACGACCTGCGTAGTAAAGTTCTTGCTCTGTCAAAGGCGTATCAGGTGTGCGAATCAAATCGTAATCCCAATCTCCTACAGCTTTAGGTAATCCACTTGTCTTTCCCATTGCCTTTAGACTGCGCATTTCCAGATGATACGTATCCCAGAACCTCAAAAGCATCGTATCAGTATCTTGTTCGTACAAATCAAGCGTGTAAACATTCGTAGAACTCTGTGCGTTCGCCTTAATGTCGTATCTTCTGTCAAGTTCCTGCATCAAAGGCTGCAAGTCGAACATTAGATTATACGCACAGATAATCGGCACCTCTTGTTTGAACATTCCCCACTCGATATAAGATGCTATCTTGTCCAGCATTTCCTGCTCTGTTCGATAGAAGCTTATCCTATCGTCAACGTCTGGTTGGTACGTATAGAGATTCACCTCTCTGATATCGTTGTCGATGAACAATACTGGAAACGCGCGTGTCTTTCGTAAGTCCAATTCACCTTGTTTTAGATAGTTCGTCGTTTCCGTGTCATAGACAGCGGCGATAGTGAACTTACGACGTTTCATGGTATTACCTTAGTGCGTCTTGCGGTAGTTCTTTGATAAGGCTTGCGATGGAACCAACAATCGGAGAATTGGTGCCAGAAAGCTTATAACGCTTTTCCTGTTCATCGTCGGTACGTTTAAGTTCCTGCATAAGCTTCTTTTCCTCTTGTGTGAGTGGAATGTCATTTGACATTTTCTCAAGCAGGCTAATCTCAGCTGAATTAAGAGCCATTACGGCATCCCAAATCTCGTTCAAATCCCTCGTGCCATAATACTCCATAATCAGTTCGTATCTGTCTCCGCTCTTTCCCTCCCATGCGCGTTGCGTCGAACGCATAAAAGAACGCGCTTGAATTTCTGTAGCTGTCTCCAAATCTTGCCCGCGTGACGCAATTCTGATTTCTTGCATCTTCTGTAGATTGGAACGCTTGACAGACTCGGCTTTGCTGCGTGCTCTAGTTGGTAATGATTTGCTTAAAGATTCCAGCTTCTCTACAGCTTCTAGTCTTTCCTGCTGCGTTCTGTCTCTGACAAGCTTGCCGTTTTCATATGCACGTGTTTGTTTTATAAGCTCTGAAACTTCATCTATCTGTGTTTGTATTTCTTGCCTACGTGAATCGCTACGTGTTACCTGCATATCAAGACGCAATGCTTCGATGCGCCTTTGTCCCATGCGCCTTACGTTCTTAGCGCGGTCAGCAATTCGGGCCATAGATTATCCCTCCTCAAGAAAACGCTTGATTTCCTTTAGAAAAATCTTATATTGAGGACAATCATAGCAATGCGTATCAATGCTTCTGAATGCAGACTCACGCTTATTGCAACGCCACTTATAATAAATAGGTCTGGCTTCTTCTGGAATCTGTCGCATATGCTTACAAGTGAAGTCGATATGAAAAGCCATTGAAAACCTCCTAAAGAAAAGGCACGTAGTCCCTCAATCGAAACTACGTGCCAGAATTTTCAAAGCAAGCTAACGAGATTACTCGTCAAGAACAAAGTCCAAAGTTTTCATCGTGCGACCGTTCGCAAGCTTCATCTCACGAACGAAAACCGTAAGACCATCAGCAATCTCAGCAGGAGTGAAAATTGCGCGAATGGTGCGAGCGCCGCGAGCGATGCCATCGGACTGCGAGAAAAGCGCGGTACCATCCTCACGAATAAGATAGGTATTCGTGCAAGGAGTCTCAGACTGCGTTCGAATGCCAGGAGTAGTCATGATACCGACGATGACGAAATTGCCAGTAACATCCTTAAGCGGCTCAGCCGAATTAATCGCCTTGGCAATTACCATCTTGTCGCGCTTAGACTCAGCGGCGAGAGTGCAGAAGAAATCATCGACGGAATTGGTGGTAATGATAGCGTTAGACATTTTCAATCTCCTTTTGCTGCTTAGTGGGCTTGTGCTCAGCCAGTTTTACGAATTCATCGACGCTCATAGATGCATAGAACTCTTCATGCCTGATTGTTTTTGGGTCAATCATGAATGTGTCAGTTCCAAGGACTCGTGAAACATAATTTGCCATTTGCTTAACGGTTTTGTCACCGTAAATCGTAACGCAAAAATGTTGTTTACGAAATTCCTTATCAAAAAACTCTCCCTCCACAGTCGTTTTTCTAATCGTCCGTCCGATACGATTTTCAGCCATTTGACTTGTCACCTCCTTTCGGGTACACTGTCAAGTATAGGGCATGTTGGGCATGTTGTCAACGACTTTTTTGTGTCCGTATGGCTAGAATTAGACATGTCTTTTCCTC